ATTGAAATTAGCCGTCGTCACCGTTCCAGCCGCCGTTGGATCAGCCCATAAAAGAATACCACCCGGTTTGACAAGGATAATATCCGATTTGTCCTTGCATATATCCAATGCTGTTACCGCTGTGCCTAAAACCTCTAATGTGGCATCGGCTGAATTGTTCTTGATATAGAGGAACTTAATCGCATTGAATGTCGCCGCCCGCTTGTATATATCAAGTAGTGTTCCACCATTAATCTCAAGCGTTGCATTTCCGCCAAGAGCGAGAGTAGTTTTGCCGGTATAAATAAGATTTACTGAACCAGCCCCCGTGCCATACGTCCAGCCTAAAGCGTTAATCAATACGGGTACTTCCCGCTCTGATAAATCACCAGCCAGATACGCCCTCAAGTCAATTGATGCCCCGGCCTGTCCTGTTATTCGTGTAATACCAACACTCATGTCATTCTCCTTAAACTAAATATTTACTCTTTTCGTTAATCAAGTCCCATTGCTATCACGTCGATAATTTTGTCCCCTACCGCACCTGTACCATCATCCAGGAGTTTCAGATTCTTATTGACCGCAGTAGATGTACCGGCAGCCGATGGATCAGCCCAGACAAAAATGCCACCTGCTTTGAGTAAAAGAATATCACTGGTCGCTAAGAATATATCTAAGTCATTAGATGCACCTCCACCTATTCTCAATACCGAATCTGTTGAATTATTCTTAACATACAAAAACTTGATTGCCGACATTGTTAATGCCCGGCCAAATACATCAAGAAGCGTACCTGATGCAAACAAATCCAGCGTCGTATTTCCGCCGTCCGCTAATGTAATTGAATCGGCATAAATGATATTTACCGAATTGGCCGAAGTACCATACAGCCACCCTAAATTATTAGCCAGTACGGGAGCACTGGTTTCCGTCAAGTCACCGGCAAGAAATGCTTTAATATCAATTGACGGCCCTGCCGATCCGTATAATGTAGTTGTACCAACTGTCATGTTATTCTCCTTAAATTAAATACTTTTTACAAAAACACCTTCATTTGTTCCGGCGATGGAAGACCACGTTTCTTCGGAATATCCTTATCTAAATCAAACGTACCGTCGAGCATCTTAATTATCATCATTATACTCTGTTGTGTCTTTTCATCGAAACTCACTTTTTGTCCTGTGATTTGTCCGGCGAGGATAGCTTTGTAAGTTTCTGCCGATCCGCCAACGGGCCAGTATTGTTCACAATAGTATTGCTCGCGGAGTTCATACTCTGTATGCCTTTCCCGCAATTCGGACAAGGAGCACCGATATTCACGAGCGAGGCGTACACACCATCGGTGCCAGTGATCGCTATTAAGTTTTTTAGTATCGCCTCAATACCTTCACCACCGTAACCATTGATTGCCAGACACCGTTTGAATATAGGACTGATTTCAGTATCGAGCATACCGCCAATTACAGGTAGGTCTAAATCCTCAAATACCAAGTTATTCTCTTTGTCCCGGAATGATATTTGGATTAACTTTGACGGTGACAATTTCCGCCTGTCATCATCCGGTGAACCATCGGGCTTTATGGCATTAGCTACCTGCCGCCAGCCTTCCATTTGATATGAACTGGCTCTAAATAACCAGCCTTCTACTCCAAGTAATGTGGCCGGTTCAACTGGCTCGGTTGGCCTGGTCTTTTTTTCTAATATCGCCTTTTTAATCTGCTCTGCATTCATAACAATTTCTCCTTTCATCTATATTAATATTAAGTTCCTACATAAGTAAACTTGCCGCCACGCTTGAATGTCGCGGTGAAACGCTGTACACCTTTAGCGTCCGGTGCCGATGGGAAGCCTAATGTAATTAGTCCCGCCGTTCCTGTAAAGTACGCCGTATTAAGATATGTTAATAACAGCGTAGCTTTAGTCTTGGCTTCGGCTTTGGCTTTAAGAACGGCATAGTTTCCGGTCGTATTATTCGGCTGGAATATGCACGTAATTGTCATCTGGCCGGAATTTAACGCGGTCAGAATTAGATCGGCGTAGTAACTTGTCGAATCGAAAGTCAATATCTCTTCAAAGTCGATAGATACTTCGCCACCATCGAGTTGCTCAATCTCACCAATAGTCGAGCCGTCAAATGTTAGGATTGCTCCCATTCCTGAAAAACCTACTGTAGTCATTTTATTCTCCTTAAATTTTATTCTTTATACAAAACGTAAAAATCCATCATTTGAGCGTAAACATTCATTTCTTCATTATCTGCTGCAAAAGTTGGAAGGTCGCTCTGGTCTTCCAGTAACATACATTCAATTCTTATCCCCTCAGCCCCGCCCGTTAAACCACTAAGGGCTTCCCTAACCACTTTTGCTAAATTTTCTGCACCCAATACCGTTGACGCGAAGCAGTTGATTTGTAACCTCCCTTCTACCAGTCCCGTAGGCCCGGATAAATCGTTTTCTCTAATGCCACTAATTACCTGATACGTTATCGCTGGGAGACCATCTTTCTGGTCACGGATTAACGGGTAAATCTTTGTCCCAACTAAATCAGTAATCGAACTATTGTGACTCAATAAACTATATATCGCTTTAACAATCATTTTTTAGCGTTCTCCCCTGCAATAGCCGTATTAAGATACCCTTCAAAAATTGCTGGTGCTCCTGGCAAAGTTGCATCTAAGGCTGGCCTCATAAATGGCTTGGCTGCCACATCCTTCGGAGCATTCCCACCCGGCCCTTGACCTCGACCGGGAAATGCGTGACCGTATTCAATGGCTGCCGGAATATAATTTCTATTACCTGTTCTTGTAGATTCTTCAACAAATTGCCCGGCCACTTTAGGGTCAATCCATATTTTCATTCCATAAGAACCTGATTTTTGTTTCCTAAATGGCTGTAATACCATCGCAACAGCTATTCGATGACCCATTCTTTTACTCTTTTTCTGTTCAGTTTTTCCTTGATCTAAAGCTCTTGCATTCTTTTTTATCTGTTTCAATAATGGAGTCCATGCAGCTTTAGTAGCTTGTTTAACTATTTTTTGAGAAATCTTCCTCTCGAACGCATTTAACGCATCCTGAACTTCTTGAGCATTTTCAATTTTGTATTGAATTGCAGCCATACTATACCTTTTCCTTACACATAATTTCCATGAACTCATTCCGTTCATCATAATTTGCAATAAAGTTAATATCGAAATATCGAGTACCAAATTTAATCCTATTGGTAATATCTATTGAATCATCATATCGAATAGTTATCTTATGCGTAATCTCACCAACCGCCTGCTGGCTTGTCATAAGTTCACGCCCGCTCATTGGGCGTATCCACGCCCATACCGTATTAGCGGTAGTCCACGTCTTAATCTTCTGACCGGTCGCATCAGCAGTAGTCGTGTAAGACTGAATATTAATTAAATGTCGAAGTTTTCCTATATTCATCACATAATCCTATCTATCCATAAAAGGCTTTTTACAGCCATTGGTACTTCTAAAAGATTTACTTCGCTTACGGCCTCTCTGTGCTCGTATAAATGGGCTACCAGCAATTTAATAGCAGCCTTTGTACTATCAGGTACAGCCGCCGCATTACCATATCCAGCAATGTAGGTAATCGTAATGGCATTAGTAATATCCCTCGTATCCGGCCAAGATAATTCATATCCTACTGTTATCCTGCCGGGTTCAGTAATAGCATCAACTCTATAATCTGTACTGGCTAAAGTCTGGGAAACGCCGTCAAGATCGACGTAAACAATACTTGTTACTGATATTAAAGGCGCTCCGGGTGGTCTGATAATAGTCGGAAAACTATCAAGTACCATCGTTCTTACGCGGGTAATAAAAGTACGATCCTGAAATTTCTCCACATAATCCGTAGCTGCCAAACATAAGCCTGTAATGTAATCATCCTCATCATTTGTAACAACTCGAAGATGATCCTTCATCTCATCTAATGTAACTGGTGATTGTATAGCCATGATTAAACCTCTGGTATTACCTCAAAATCCATTCTTTTCAGATGCGGGCCTGTCCACCACCATGCTGCTATTAATGTCTCGGCCTCTAATAAATAATTAGTAGATGCTGCTGGTGTTCCATTAACCTTTACTGTATTGCCCCCACCTGTTATGATTTCATCATCAACAAATTGATGCGACATTCCAATATATGTAATCGTTCCCGTTGCTGCTGTCAGGTATTCAATATCGTAACAAAGAGCTTTTCCGGGAGAAGCATGATCGCCAAGTAAGTTATCGCCAGCCTCTATTGGAAGAAGTATATTAGCAGTATCGAAAGCAACAGTGTAACTTTCAGCCGATATTGTCCAATCAACATAATATTGAGCCGTCGTAGCTGGTGTAAGTAATGCCGTCTCATCAACAAGCAACTTTGTCGAACCGTCCTCGCGATAGATTGTCAATTTAATAGCTGCCGGGGCAGTTTCGACATCGGAGAAATTCAATATCTGAGCCTTTAGTCTAATTGTATCGCCGATTATATAAGCCATAATTATTCCCTCTGGATACTTAATACCGAATGATTGTCGTGAATACTAAATACGCTTCTGGTGTCCCTAATTGATAATATTCCATATAAAAACTCGGCAGCCGTGTCCGAGCTGCTACTGCTTGAGTGCGAACTGGAACTGTGACTCGACGAGCTGTGAGAACTGCTTGAATGGCTGCTCGAACTATGGCTCGAACTCGAATGAGAAGAACTTGAATGCGAGCTTGAACTATGAGACGAACTGCTATGAGAACTTGAAACTGAACTACTGCTACTCGAATGTGACGATGAACTATGCGAGCTACTCGAATGGCTCGATGAACTGTGACTGCTACTCGAATGGCTTGATGATACCGAGCTACTCGAAGAACTGTGAGAACTTGAACTATGCGAACTGGAACTATGGCTACTTGAACTATGACTCGAACTGTGAGAGCTACTCGAATGACTGGAACTACTATGGCTACTGCTTGAATGGCTCGATGACACAGAACTTGAAGAATGTGACGATGAGCTATGGCTCGAACTACTATGAGAAGAAGATACCGAGCTACTGGAACTTGACCGCGAAGAACTTGAATGAGAACTTGAGCTTTGGCTCGACGAGCTGTGAGATGAACTTTGACTCGATGAACTATACGAGGAGCTTTGGCTCGAAGAACTACGAGAAGAACTCTGGCTCGATGAACTGTGAGAACTGGAAATAGAACTGCTACTCGAACTCCGAGAACTTGATGAATGACTTGAGGAACTGTGACTGCTACTACTATGAGAAGAACTCGAATGAGAACTTGATAATGGTGTCACCGATGAACTACTACTACTATGGCTCGATGACACTGAGCTGCTACTGGAACTCCGGCTCGAAGATGATTGGCTGGAACTTGAATGTGAACTACTCGAAAGAGAACTTGAACTGGAACTGTGACTGCTGGAACTGTGGCTACTCGACTGGGAAGAACTGCTATGACTCGAACTTGAATGTGACGAACTACTTTGGCTCGATGAGCTATGCGAACTTGACTGAGAAGAACTTGAATGGCTCGATGAACTCTGGCTACTACTGGAATGGCTACTCGATATTGAAGAACTCGAAGAACTCCGGCTCGATGAAGAATGGCTGGATGATACTGAACTACTACTATGACTCGACGAACTATGAGAACTTGATAAATATCCAGCCGATGAACTACTGCTACTATGTGACGAGCTTGAATGAGAACTGGAACTATGGCTCGAAGAACTGTGTGAAGAGCTTTGCGATGAACTCGAATGAGAACTGGATAATGAACTTGAAGAACTCGAATGCGAACTGCTCGAATGGCTACTCGAACTGTGACTACTGGAACTATGTGACGAAGAAACTGAACTACTGGAGGAGCTACCAAATGTCACTGACCATAAATTAGTCTTTAATGAAATAGTTATCGGTGCATCAGAACTACTACTACTTGAATGACTCGATGAACTATGTGATGAACTGCTATGCGAGCTTGATACCGAACTTGAAGAACTCGAATGAGAACTACTCGAATGGCTACTCGAACTGTGACTCGAACTGCTGTGACTGCTGGAGCTATGAGAACTCGATATTGAAGAACTACTACTGCTATGTGACGAACTTGAATGAGAACTTGAACTATGCGAGCTTGAACTATGGCTACTACTCGAATGACTCGAAGAAGAAACCGAACTGCTCGAACTTGAATGTGATGAGCTACTCTGTGAACTTGAACTATGGCTCGACGAACTATGAGAACTCGACGCCTCGGCTTCCGATGAACTACTGCTACTATGAGAACTGGAACTGTGACTGCTACTCGAATGACTGCTGGATACCGAACTACTGGAACTCGAATGAGAAGAACTTGAATGACTCGATGATACCGAACTCGATGAACTCGACCGGCTACTGCTCGAATGAGAAGAACTACTATGTGACGAGCTACTGTGACTCGAACTTACAGAACTACTACTATGGCTTGAACTGCTATGAGAACTTGATTGTGAAGAACTCGAATGACTACTTGAACTATGACTTGAAGAACTATGACTCGACGAAACTGAACTTGACGAACTTGAATGACTGCTCGAACTATGCGACGACGAAACAGAGCTGCTCGAAGAACTGTGAGACGAAGAACT